CCGGAGATCTTGTCATCGGGGTCAAACATGTCTTGACTTGCGTATGTGTGGTTGGTACAAACCAGGCCCACGTTGTAACTACCAAACATATTGACACAGTTACGAACCAAGGCAGTGAGTGCTTTGGGTTTACGACCCAAGTCACCTTTCATTTCGCCTGCATCAAACTGGTTAACGTCTGTGGGTGTTAACAACATGCCCAAACTATCAATCACAAACATGACCTTGGGACGCTCGGCGGCATCCAAGGCCTTGTAGTCACTCATGAATGTGGAGATTGTTTTGGCCACATCATCAATCATGGCCATACTTAACTTGAGTAGTTTGCTGTCACTTGTGTCAACGCCAAGTGCTTTGAGCCAGTCTTCATCAAGAGCGTTTTCACTATCAATCAACACCACAAAGATGCCTTGCTCTTGTGCGTTCTTAACAATGTTGCCGGAACAGATGTATGACTTGCCTGCACCCGAGTCACCGGCAAACACAGTGACTTTGCCCAATGGAATTCCTCGATTGAAGTCTCCAGAGATTAGGTAGTTCAAGGCGTAGTTGCCTGTACTGATCCAATCTGTAGGATCGTTGAAGCCAATTGACAGTCCGTCAATGCTCTTGGTGATTTCCTTGCGGAATTTGCTTACGTCAAATGGTTTGCCCATGATTAATTTCCTTCTTTAAATTTATATAACTCTTTAAAAATTTTACTACTGTCAATTTTTCTTCTGACATCAATATTTTTTAATTTTTCAAATGTTGTGTTGAGATCTTTCTCAAATGGTGTAGATATGTAGTTTAACATTAAACTCAGCGAATTGTAAAGAGCATATTCGGGATTTGATAGATTTAGTTTGCTCTGAATTTTATTTCTCAGCAGTGCTAGTTCAGCATCTGGCAAATTCCCCACATGCCAAAATTTAGGACTGTCCAACGGGTTCACAATAAATGAATTTTCGTGAAATCCTAAATTTTGCAAAAATTCTATGCAATCTAATACTCCATAGGCTGTCATGATACACCATGTTGAGTTGAAATTGATTTTTTCAAAGTCTTGTCTAAGTTGTTGTAAATTGTCGATAAATTGGTCCCAGACTCCACCATACCGCACGTATTCAAATTCTTTGCCAATGCCGTCAACACTAACTGTCCAATGTACATTTTTAAACTGTTTGAGTAAGTTATAAATTTCGTTGTTGATTATACTCAGATTGGTGTTGATTCGTATTTCTACGTTGGGATTGATCTCGTGTATTTTTTTCAACAACACTAAATTTTCTTTGATCAGCAACGGCTCTCCACCTGCCAAATATATGTGCTCTACTGTGCTTAGATTACTGTAAATGTACTCCAAAGATTGTTGTAATGCATCTTCCTTTATATGTTGTGGTAAATTTAATTCGCTAGCCCAGGCGCTACTTAAATCTGGTCCGCAATAGATACACGCAAAATTACAAGTGTTTTTCCAACGGAGATCTAACATGTGCAATCTATGGTTACTTGTATTGTCAAAAAATTCTAAGTCATTGATCTTTAATGTTTTTAGATACCACACTCTATTGCTAACCGAATTAGGACTAAACTTTTGATTTTTTTCTAATAAATGACAGTGACCGCATCTATCATGTAGGACGTCGTTTAGCATGTCTTGCTTGATAGTTTGATTTTCTTCTCCGTGCAAAATATCTCTTAACGGTTGTGAGTTTATGTTGCCCAAAGTTGTTTTGGTAATAGCACAATTCCTTACGTCACCGTCAGGCTGTATATACACCCCTAACCAAGGCAAGGTGCAAAAACTTTTTTTAGTTAGATATTCTTTTGGGGTCATATTAAAAGGTTATTTCTTTGAGATTAAATCCACTGTTGTTAGTTTCTGACATTATTAACAAGAATGTTTTTACCCAGTTAGTTAGTTTTGTTTGCTCTTCAACTGTGATTGTATTACTATAAAGATGACTAGGGTTGACCAACACAATTTTAGGCCAGAAAGATTTAAATGACAACTGGGCACTGGCCTCATTCAACGAGACTTTGGCAGTACGGTATGCATCCATACTAGGATCATCAAACAAATTTTTTGGACAGACTGGTGTATAGGTAATTCCACTACTGATGTTTATTATGGTTCTATGTTGATTTTTCCAACGTTTCCATAGTTCATACAGTATGGTTGTTTGAACAAAATCTGGTTTTGCAATATTAATAAACATGTCATGGTCAGAAATTTGGCCAAGCATTTTTTGCATGTGATCCCAATTTCTAAGATCATAACCATTGGAACGACTAAATCCATCAACTTGGTGTCCTGAGTCTTCGTATGCTTTTTTAAACTCGGCACCAAGTCCTCGAGTATGGCCAGTGATAGCAATTTTCATAATTTTGGTCCCATTGATATATCCGAAATAGTTAAATTATTGTTCTGCGCCATTTCTAGCATGGATACTAACACTCCAGCCCAAACATTTACATCAGCCGCTGGGGGTACTGTTTTATCTGTGCTGGTGGCTATGTTACCTGGACGAATCAGGGTAATTTTTATTCCAGGTCGACTGTTTCGTATTTGACTCACTGCTTGTTCCAGAGTTGTTTTTTGTATTCTATAGGCCATCATATCAAGTCCCGGTAATACACTCACTGGATCTTGTGTCATCATGGTACTGATTACCATGATGTGTTTGCCGCTGCCTGCCCAACGCTGAGCCATTTCAAACAACAATTCAGTTTGTGCATACCCTGCTTGTGCATTGTTTATAAACATGTCACAGGGTTCTATTGCGTCAGCTATTTTTGGTATCACTCGTATGTTGTGACCTGTGCGGCGGCTTAGATTTAGTACCTCATGACCAAGTGCTTGGTATTCATTGCCTAGTGCCTGACCTATTCCTGCTGTGCCGCCGGTGATTGCTATTTTCATCGATAGTAATCCCAAAGTTTGATACCACGCAACTGGTCTTGTGCGTATGTCCATAGTTGTAGTTCAACTGTGTTGTCTTGATCTTGTCCTACTAGGGATTTTAATTCGTCTGGAACATCAGCTGTTCGTGTAAAATGATTATTGTACTTGACGTTCAATACATCTGGCTGTTCTAACAGTGCCCAAGAGTGATCGATGCCTTGTTCTTTTGTGTATGCAAAAATATTCTTCAAGTCGCCAATATTCAAAGAACTAACTGTGGTCCAAGTATTTAATTCTTGGATGCCCATGTTTTTGTATATATCAAGATTGCGTTCAAAGTTTTCCCACTTGATGGGCCAACGCACATAATCATGAACACGCCCAATACCATCCAGGCTCACTGTGACTGTGACATGTACGCCACGCTCGACCAGTTGTTGTATTTCGGGAATGACCATGGAGCAGTTGGTGTTGATTCTGACACTGGCCACTGCCGGCGGAATGTTTTTGAGTATGTTACGATAGTTTTTGCTGGCGCTAGGTTCACCACCATTAATATCCAAATGCACCACACGTTCCAATGGCAATTGCCAAAATGCTGTTGAATTGTCTATCATGGGATAGTCACTGGATATTAAACTGCCTATCTTGGTGCTTAGATTTTGATTGCACGATTGGCAAGCACTATTACAAATATTGTCTAGTACTCCACCCACAGTAAGATAGTCTGAGCGTGTTTGTTTTTTATCGAATTTGATAGCATTGAGTCTTATGCTGGTGTTGTTGATTTGTTCTGTTTGTTGGCATCGCACACATTCCTTGGACCAAGTATCCGGATTGCTTTTGATATTACTTAACCATTCACTAGAATCCATTTGTTCTAAGGTATCAAACTCAGGAGCATTGACCATATGCCCGCACCGACTCACTGTACCATTGGGATTGAATCTCACAAAGTGGTCAAGTCTTGGGCAATACATGTTCTATGATATTTTTATAATTTTTTTGATAGTAGTCTAAGAGTTCGGTCCAGGTAAATTCTTGACCTGCTAACTCCAAAAGTATTTGATCCAAATACAACCACAACTCAATATTGTTGTTGTCTGTCAGCAAACGATTGACGAAATCCTGTGTGGGCGGAACAACATCAGCGTGAAACTTAAATCTAGTTATTGCACCCAAGTCTTTGAAGTTTCTAAAGCGTATTTTTGTGTCGCTACGTAGGTAACGAGCAAGATTTGCCAACCAGTGAAACTGTGGCAAGTAATGTGTGTTTAAAAATTTGTATCTTTTGGCAAACCAAAATGTTGTGGAATAATCTAATTCAGGATAATCTCGTTGAAGATGCTGTAGGTAGGTGTTTACTCCACTGATATATCTTTCTCGAGGATTGCGTATGTACACATCTACATAATCAAGCGCCGAGATCTCTTCGTTGGTAAACATGGCAAGATTGTCTTTTGCCTGCTGTTCTCTTAAACTGCTGCTTCCGTTTTTTTGAACTAGGTAGATCCATTGATTGTGAAGTGGCATTGCTACCACTTCACATAGATCAGGAAACAGCTCTGTATCCAGAGCCGTTCGCATTACTTCTGCTGTCTAGCTCGGATCATAGCCAAAATGTCTTCGGCCTTTTGCCCACTACCGGCAGGTTTTGCCACTGGAGCAGTTGGTGCTGGTGCATCATCTTCATCAAAGTCGCTGACCGGAGCCGCTACTTTGAGTGCAGGCTTTGCCGCTACTTCATGCACATCACCATGGCCGTCTACTGTCATTGCCGGTGCTGCCGAACCAGCAGGTGCTTGCACACCAGCAGGACGGAAGTATTGTCCCCAACGCTCTGTGTCGTATGGCTGACCATCAACACTTGCTTCGAACATCTCTTTGATCACTTTCAACTCAACATCAGTTGGCTTCTTGGGCAAGAATGTGCTCAAGTCAAACAGGACATGTGCATCAACTGCGGCTTGTT